AACTCTCCGCTAATAACCTTGTAGCGTTCATTTTTCCCTCAACTTCATTAAGTACTTTAGTAGCTTCTGTTAATTTAACAACCTCTCTACGTCTTTCAAGATTAAATCCTGACCTACCAGCGGATTGACTTGGGTCATTTATTTTTACGTCAAGTTTTGCTATTTTTTCTTGATGTTCTTTTACAAGTTGTTCTTGTAATGCAAAAGCAGTATAAGTAGCATTGTATTTTTCTTTAGCTATTCTTTCCTCTATCTTATCAGTTTGGTCTGCGAAATCTAATAATGCCTTACTCGTTTCTTGAACTCTTGTATGTGCAGCATCGTCTTCTAACTTTCCTCTAGCTTCTATAAGTGCCTTTTGAACTTTTAATTGTAAATCTTTTAATTTCTCACCGTCTTTCTTTGTATCATTTAATTCTTTAAGTGCTGCTTCTTTAATTAGTTTAGTTTGGTCATCAAAACCTTTTGACATAGCTTCCGCATTACCTACCTCTACGCTATTAAACAATGCGTCAATTCCCTTAACAAACGCTTCAGCAGCACCGTATATACCTTTAAAGAAACCTTTTATAACACTTCCTTCACCCGTTAAATTCTTAACAAAATTTTGCCAAGACGTAGTAAGTCTATTTTGAGAAGCAACTAAAGTCTCTACCTTATCAACCGTATCTAATCCAAAAGCTAACTCAACGGCTCTTGCAAATCCTGGCAAAACTTCGGCTGAAAGTAATTTACCCGCTTTAAGTAATTTATCTAATTCAGGTAAAGTAACCCCTAAACTTGCTGCCATTATACCAAACGCACCTGGTAGTCTTTCACCTAATTGTCTTCTTAATTCTTCCGTAGTTACCTTACCTTTAGAAAGCATTTGCTCTAAAGCTAAAAACACACCCGACAATTCATCAGTACGCAAACCAAGAACGGCTCCCGCTTTTGCCATTGTACCAAAAATCTTTTGAACGTCTTTCATTGCAAGACCCGAATTACGGGCTGCTGCTGCAAATTTTATAAACCTCGTTGTAGTTGCAACTAAAGAAAGACCTAAGTCACTTGAAAGTTTTAACATAAAAGCCGAGTTCATTTTTGCTTCCGATAAACTTGATGATGTTCTTTCTAAAGCAAAACGAAGTGAATCAAATTGTTTAGCTAAATCAAAAATATTTTTAAAAAGAGCAACAGCTAAATCTTTTAATTTCATTAAACCAAAAAGAATACCACCTCCTGTAAGTAACTTTCCTATACCACCAAGACTTTTCATAAAACCACCTGAAGCTTTACTTGACTTTCTTGTAGCAATAGATACTTTATTTTGAGTTGCCATTAATTGTCTAAGGTTGCCTTGAACCTTCATAATACGCATTTCATACTCAAGCCAAGACCTATTTGATGTACTTAAAGTTTTTTGCTCTTTTTTTAATTGACTTATTTCTCTTACTAATGCTTGTGCTGTACCTTTAATTGATGCTGTGGCTTTTTTCTTATTTGATACTAAATTCTTTTGAGCTGCTATTAAAGCGTTGGTTTTTTGTATCTCTTCAACAATCTTGTCATTGTTTGATACTCCTTTAGTTTGAGAACCAGCTTTATTGACATCTAAAAGCTTTAACCTTAAAGTCTCTAATTTAGCGGTAGCGGAATCTATTTCCGCTATTGCTTGTTTTGAAATTATAATATCAACTTGACCCGCCATAATACTTTATCTTTTATTTTTTATTTTATCTAAATCTTTTTTAGCTTGAATGGATTTTTCTTCTGCTCTCATAATCATAGCACACCATTCAATCAAGGGACACTTATAAATATCTATTTTAATACTCAAAGATTCCTGTAAAAGTATCTTTTCTTTTACTATGTCAAAATTAGCGTTTTTAGAATTAATATCAGCAGGTTTTAAAATATCTGCGTAATTAGATTTTTTAACCGAAACTTTTGTTCTAAATCCCTTTATTTTTATACGTAACCACTCTATATAATTTAAAGCCGTCTCTTCATCTTCAACTTCTTTTGAGTAAACAAAACCTTCGTCTTCATTAAAATACGTTACGTATTCAAAAAACAAACTACTATCAACCTTCATATCAATCAAAACATCAAAAGCTGAGGTTATTCTAAATAGTTTAGTTTCAAGATCGCTTAACTCATTTAACTTTCTATAATATTCTAAAGACTTTACATCGTTTGTGTACTTAACTCTTTCATCATAAATATCTTTATACCTATTAGCTAATTCAAAAACCTCATCTTCAGATATTACAATATCTTTCTCGCTTCTAAATTTTTTGTAAAACCATCTCATATCAGATGTTTCAACTATTTTATAGAAATTATATACGGGTAAATCCTCGAAGTTTAAATATGTCTTGTTTTTACTCATTATTTTTTTATGTGACTTTTAAATAGTCTTCTTAGTACTGGAGTCAAAATAACTTCATTAATAACTTTACCTTGAACGTCAGACAATCCTAACAACTTCTTATTTATAATAAAATCTGTTTTTTTAGTATCACCCATTCCTTTGCTACTAAATTTTATTTTATAATCTTCGTAAGTTATGAAAATTCCGTTAATAAAAGAACCCGTCCAATCAAAGTTATATTTACTACCTGCTATTTTAGGTTTATTTGGTTTTAATTTTTTAGCCCAAGCAGCAGTAAATGAAGAGTATTTTCCTACTACATTGTTTTCGTAATTAAGTCCCTTATCTAAACTTATTTTATTTAGATTAGTTATTTCTTCAGAACTTTCTTTAACCGCCTTTTTAATATTAGATTCAACATTAAACGATTTTAGTCTTTTTTTATACTCAACAACGTTCATAATTGTATTTTTTATATTAAAAAAACCCTTCCTCGCATTGAGAAAGGGTTTAAAATTATTATTAAAATAATTATTAAGCTACCGTAGCACTTAACAAATTCGCTCTATATAATACAGAAGAATTTTTAATAACACTAACTCCTAAAGTAGCGTCTTTAGTTGTTACCGTAAGTAATCCTGCGGTTAAAGCATCTACCGTTAAAGTATAAAAACCGTTTCCGTCATCAACGATAGCAGATATTGTACCTGCTGAAGTAGAGAAATCAGCTAAAACAAGTCCTTCAATCTTAGTAATTCTATCAGAAGATAAAACCGCTTTAACTTTTAAGGCAACATCTCCTGAAGCTGGAACAACTGCTCCGTTTGCATCTTCAAAAGAAAACTCAATCCCGTTTACTCCCGATACTTCAGAAATTGGAAAAGCATTAGCTGCTTCAATAACTGCGTAAGTAGAATCAATCTGCTTTCTATCAGTTAATTGAAAAGTAAAAGTTTTCTTTTCAGTCTCAGTTGCCGTAGCAGGAGTTGTAATCGCTGCAAGAGTTTGTCCTGCTGTGAATCCTGTAAAATCTCCTGAAGAAGTTACTGCAAACTTCCAATTACCGTTTACGTCTCCAAGAATATAGTTAATGTTTCCAAAACCTGTCAACTTAGCCATTTCCTTGTAGTAGCTTTGACCTTTTTTCATTGTCAAAGAATACTTAGGAAGACCTTTAAGCGTTAAAGCTTCAACTCCTAATGGAGAAGTTTCTAAGGTATCTTCAGACATTGTTGGCTCAGAAGAAAATGCATCCATTAAAGGAATAACACTTCCCTTTTGAACTAAGTCTTCGATTACCGCTAATGTTAATTCTGTGTCTTTTGCTATTACAACTCCTTTAGATAAACCTAAAGCGTGAATAACAAGACCAAAGGATATATCACATCCTAATTCCCCTGTATTGATTGCTGCACCCCCGCAACCTGCGGATTTTGAAGCTATTGTATTAATTACTGCCATTTTATTAATTTTTTATTAATTAGTGAATTTTCTTCGTTTTGCTTACCATTAAAAGAATCTCCTATTTTATATAGTATTCCTCTAAAGGTAAACTGAACAATAGCGATAGCTACTATTCTTTTTTTAATAACCTTCTTTTTTTTAGTTACACTTTTAGTTACTGACATAGCTTATTGTATTTAAACATTTTAAATTAGAATTAAACCTTACGTCAATAGTAAGGCTAATTGCGTCCCATAAATCAATAGTACCGTTCTTCTCGCTTTCAGCAGAGTAGTTTGGGAGTTTTAGTATTTTCCAATTATCTCCAATCCTACTTGTTGCATTTGATACGGTAAGTCCGTGTATAAGATTTTCGGTCAAGGGTTGTAAAACAAGGTCGAAAGATGTTTTGTATCTCTCATTGTTAAACAACGACTGTCTCGTTTCTCTTGTTGCGATTATAAAAGAACATTCTTTTGTTAAGTCTTGACCCGTAGCACCTTCGTAATTATCAGGAGAGGGTAGTAACCATATTAAAGGGTACGAACCTTCCTTCATAACTTGAACGTATCTATTTAACTCATCAGCATCTCCCCAATGAAACTTTGGTTTAGAAAGAGTATTTGAGTTGATCTGAATAGCTGGAATAGTTGCTACAATATCTCTTATAGTATGTTCTGATACAATCATATACCAAATGAATTTTGTTCTGCGTAAAACTTAAAACTAAAGTCAGGAAAAGATGTACTGTCTAAGTCATTAGAATCAGTTAAAAATTGATATAATGAAACCGTTGCATTTTCTGAGCCGTACCAATCTATACCGTTAGTACCAAACCTGTTTACGTAAACTCTTGGGTTTGGCAAATTGTCGGATTGATATTGTTCGATGAATTTATTATACGCTTTAATATACTTTGGTGTTGAATCGTAATTAGTAGCGTTTTTAGAGTCATTACGAACTACTCCCGTAGTTGCAAATGTTTCATTGTAATTTCTAAGATATTGAGTATATACGTAACAAGCCACAAGACTTTGTTTATTAGCACCCCTTAAACCCTCCCAACGTTTTGTAACATTGGAGGGATTTACGTAGGTTTTTCCGTCTATCAAGTCAGTCCATTTTTGGTCAGCTTGATTTAGGTTATCTAGTGCTACTAAATATTCTTCGTATAAAACAATACCTAATGCGTTGATTAATAATTCTCGCTCATATTCTACAATATAGAAATCTAAGTCAGTTTGATTGGTTATACCAACCTCGCCAACATTTATATCAGTATTGTTTGGGATATATAAATCCCCTTTTTCAAAATACGATGAATTAATCAAATGCGCCATTACTTATCAGTTTTTACTTTTTTCTTATTTTGTGTATCAAGTTTTCCAGCTTTCTCTAAAGAGTCTTTGACCCCCTGTGAAACTCTCACAGTTCTACCGTTAAATTTTATTTCAACGGTAGTGTCTTTAAAGTGACCCATTATGCTTTAGCGATAGCTGCCTTATCTACTGCGAAGTCTCCTTTTACGAATGCTCCATAATGATTAGATTTAACTCTCTGAACTAATCTCGCTTCAGCTAAGATAGTTACAAAATTCTTTGTAAAGTCATCGTTCTCATAACCTATATCAAAACTTAAACCTTCTCTGAATCTTACTCCTGCTTTACTGAAATCACCTACTAAGTAATCTCCTTCAGTAACTCCTGTGTTAGCAATAACTGGAATACCTTTTACAACAGTATTTGCGTTTGTAGAAAATGGAGGTAAAATATAGTGACCGTCAGAACCTTTTGCTAAATCCATTGCTGCAACATCAGAAGGATTCATAACAATATAATTAGCTTCAAAAAGTGCAGTTGAAATTTGGTTAATAGCAACTCTTAATACATCAGCATTAATTGGAGTTATAACTTGATTAACTTGACCCGTAGCAAAAGAACCTGGAGCAAAAGCAGTAGCGTTAGCTAAAATACCTGTTAAGTTTTGTCCTGTTCCGTCTCCTGATAACAATTGAGCGTCAATAGTTAAATTGATTCTCTCAGAAAGTTCTTGATTGATTTCAGACTCCATTAAAGGAATATCATCTAACATTTCTTTAGATACCTTGATATAAGCGGTAACTTTACGTACTGCTGCACTTGCAAGTACTAATTCAAAATCAACTTGAGCCTTAGCTGCTCCTTCAGCAGTCATTGCAGGTGCTCCTTCAGGATTAGCCTGTTGTACCCACTCCCATAAGTTAGAACTAATTGTTCCAACGTTTACCAATTCTAAGATAAAAGGATTTCTTCTTACTATACGAGTAATACCTGATTCTCTTTCAGCTTGTGGTAATTGACCTGTTGTACTTCCAGCGATTGTCATATTTCCAACTGCCTTCATTGTCATACGAATATTCGTCTTAGAATCTCCGTTCTTCATTGATACTAACTTCTCTTTGTTAGCGTTTAGCAATTCAGTTACTTGTGCTTTAAAAGAAATGTTTTTGTTGTCGTTTGATTTATTTAACTTTTCAGTCAAACCTTCAATAACAGCACCTTGGCTTTTTTGTGCATCAACTAATGATACGTTATTAGCTTCTAAACTTTTTACTGTTTTCTTTAACTCCTCAGAGTTGTCAGAAATTGCCTTTAAAACTTGAGGATTTACTTCTCTAAAAGCATCCTTTAGCTTTGTGTCCATACTTGCACCGATAGAAGACTCTATCTTTAACATAAGTGCGTCAAATTCTTCTTTGTTCATCTTAACGTTTGTTTAAATTAAAAAATTGTTTTTATTAATCGCATCAATTATACTGAAAGTGCTTTCTGCGGCTTTCTCTTGAGTGTCTATTTTTCCAAGTAAATCAAGGAAAGACGGCTCTTTGTCAATGTTTGTTGTTGGAGTAATTGGATTGCTTCCCATTGGTACTGCTGAACCTTCAATTACTTTTGCTTCGGTAACTACCCAAAAATACCCTAAATCTTCAGCATCTTTTTTGTTTATTACCTGTGAAATATATTTGTCATAAAAATTTTTCTCCTTTTCGTAGTCCTCATCGTTTATAGCCAATTCCATTTTAACGTATCTCATTCCTACTGAATGATTATTTACAAATCCTTGTTTGTATTGGTCGAACATATATTTGTTACGAGACTCCTTTACCTTTGACTCAAAAACTAAAGCTTGAGTTGTTCCAATAGCATTATACCCTAACTCTTTCCAAGTCATTGTTTCAGCCGTAGCTTTTAAATCGTCACCACTTGATATAATTTTATCAAAAGAACTTGATTGATGCTCCTGAACGTGCATTATTCTATTGTTCTCTTTTAAGGACTTGTTCCAAATACCAGGAATATGAACGTCTCCGTGTGAATCTAAAAAGTTAGTAGTATTTATAACCGCTTTTACCGTTATTTCAGTAACAGGCTCCTCATAGCCGTCTTGCGATTTGTTTGCTAACTTTTTTGCTTCGGTATGAATAGAACTTCCGCCAATACCGTCAGCTAACTTAATAACACTCTTTTTTTGAGATACAAGAGTTTCTTTGTTTAATACTAAGAACTCGAATAACTCTTTTTTTGTTTGGTAATTTGGAATATCTAATTTCATAGTTTTATTTACAAACAGATTTATTTATTACTTTTTTGTCGTTGAGTTGTTTGTTTTTTTTCTCTACTATTTTAAGTAACTGCTCCTTT